CTATTTCCAAGTTCAAAATCTGTTCCTGGTCCAGAATTTCCTGCTCTTTGTTTAACTACAAATGCTGAATATAATAATGCGTTCTCCAGATAAACTTTTAAATTTTGTTTAGTTCCATATGGGAGAAGAAGGTGCCCAACATCTGTTGATTCACTATAAAATTCTTTTGGAAAGGCATCTAGTATTTCTTGTGCAAATTCTTTATATGCAACTACAAAGGCATCAACTTCTGTTCCCGAAAACGGTATGTCTGGCCAGTTAAAACTCATCTCATTCGTCTCCTATAAGTCTTCCAGTATTAACAATAGTTTCATTTAAAAAGTTATCTGGACATCTCAGAGTTGTATAATTTGCATTATCAACTTGATCACCAAATCCATCAGTAGTTGGTTGTAAAAGATAGAACGTTCTATTAGGATATGTATTACGGAACTGTTCCCATTTTGTATACATTCCAGATGTTGATTGACTATCACTTTCATCAATCACAGCAATACAAAGTCTTTGAGCACTACTGGGAGTTGAGAATGAGCATCCTGTAGATATACCTGCTCTTACATTTATATTACCCTCAAGAATAATATCTTTTTCACCATTTGGTTTGGTGAACATCACGTCATAAACATATCTCCCCGGTTTTAACTTTCCAGTTGTCCAACTTGGAATTGATAATTTAATTTTTCCTTCGGTTCGATTTACAAATCCAACAGTAAAACTAACAGCAGTTGAACTTCCTTTGTGTTTTCTTAATTGTGCTTTTGCGGAATAGTTTGTCAAATTTGCGGCAGTGCCATCATTAGCAAAGAAGTCATACTCTTGTGAGTAATCCGTTCCTCCATTAATAATAAGATTGTTAGTATAAACTACTGCCATCTTTTTTAACTATTTAGAACTAATTCACGAAGAGCATCATAATATGATGTTGGATATAATGGACCAGAAAATATATTACTATCACCCTGAACAAATAAAATTCCGTTACCTATTTTTTCATATACTGATAATGCTTTCGTGCCGTTTTCGATAGTATAAACTGGTGTGCCACCAGTCCATATTACGGAAGCATTGTGATTTTCTGTTTCTGGAAATCCACTGGCAACCACTGCTGAATCTGCAGAACGATCTGCATTACCAACAAATCCTTGGTCAGTAGATGCTCTAATTGTAGTTCCAAGAAGAGTCATCATTGCATTTATATTTGCTTTATCAGAACAACTTCTTTCATTTGCAGATTCATTCCACCATTCAACATTAAACCAAACAACACCACCTAGTTCAATATATTGTTTAATCTTGGTGAGAGATGTTGAATCTTCTAGTAAATCTCTAGTAGTACTAGTTCCAGCATCAAAAGTACTGCATTGATTGAAGTTCACACCCATATGAACCACACCATACTCAGAAATATCATCAACAGTAATTACATCTTGATCTGCTGTATTTGTATCTGCTGGTGCTGGATTTGAAATAGTTGGACCTTCAAGAATAATTCCCAATCTTGCATATGCATAATCTGTTTTTACACATTCGCTAATAGGTGTATAGTCTTCTCTTGCATTGAACATTCCTTCAAGAACAATACTCTTTTGATCAGAAGAGTCTGTAAACATTACATCATAAGAATATCTACCAGGTTTTATTTTTTCCGTAACATATCTGTCTAATGATAGGCGAAAATGACCATTAGATCTATCTACAAAAGAAACTGTAAATGTTGCGGCAGTGCCTACACTTTCTGGATGCTTTCTAACCTCAGACTTTCCAGTATATCCAGTCAGATCCAAAGGAGTTCCATCTGCATTGTCAAGATAGAAATCCCTGAAAAAATTTGAACCTGTATCGACAGTAATATTATTAACGTAGACTGCCATATTATAAGTCTTTATTGAATATTTATCAAGGGGTTGACAAAAGTTGATTCCGTGACTAGAGTTGGTTTGTTAGGTTCAAAGATAAATAATAGCTCATTATGACTCTGTAAATGAGCTTTGAACTAAATAATACATCAGATTATGAAAATCCTTGGACTTACCTGGAACGAACTTTTAATAGTAGTGATGTTCGGGACTACTTTGGTTTTGTTTATCTCATTACCAATAAGTCAAACCAACGACAATACATTGGGAGAAAATATTTTTGGTCGTTTAGAACACCACCTGGAAAAAAACGAAAAGTAAAGCAGGAATCTGATTGGAAAAAATACTACGGATCCTGCCCTGAATTAAAAGAAGATCTCAAACGATACGGAAAAGAGATTTTCAAAAGAGAAATTTTAAGTTTACACACGACAAAAGGCACCTGCAACTACGAAGAAACCAAGCAGTTGTTTTTAAATAACGTTCTATCAGAGGCACTTGACGACGGAACGCCCGCATACTACAATAGCAACATTCTTGGGCGTTACATGCGTAAAGACTATGGTAACTTTAGAAGAGACACTTCAACTGACTCATGATTGGGCAGTAGATCGTATACATACTCTCTGTGATAGAGAAGACCAAGATCTCTTACTAAACATTGAAGATGCTCATGCAATCCAAAGTGAATTCTCTGAGTGGTTAGATCCAAATATTGATGATCACGACATTTACTCACTAGAATACTTAGGGGAAGAAGATGACTAATCATCACGGTCCATCTAATAATTTTAAAAGACAAATTTTACAGGAATGTAAAAAACTTTCAAATCAAGGGAAGTATATTGAGGCAAATCATTTATTCCATGTTTACTTTCCAGAAAACAGTTTTCACGACCTTGACAAGATCTACATCAGCTGCTAGTATAAGGTCGTAAATTAAACCGGATGGTTATGAAGATGGTGGGTAATGCCCTCATAGCATCTGCAATAGCAGCAACCGCCACAGCAAGTGTTCCATTAATTGCAACAGCACCACCACCTGTTGAAATTCCTGTGGTAAATTTTGAAGAGGAACCAACTTGGAAATGTCCTGACTGCAGTCCAGAAGAAAAGTATGTCCTCGAACAAATCCAAGAAAAAACAAAAATTACAGATCGCAACGCCCTTGCAACAATCCTGGGAAACATTAAACAGGAAAGCATGTTCCATCCCGACATCTGCGAGGGAGGTGCTAGAGTTCCTTACGATAGTTGCCATAGCGGTGGTTACGGACTCATTCAGTGGACCACTGAGAAGCGTTATCTGGGGTTAGGATCATTTTGTAAAAAGTATAATTGTGATCCCAGTAGTTTGGAAGGTCAAACTCAATACATGATTAATGAGAATCAATTCCAAGCAGTTCTTCCTGAGTTTGAAGGACGTGGATATAGTATCGATCAATACATGGTTCCTGCCTATTATTGGTTAGGATGGGGAATCAAGGGTAATAGAGAAAATTACTCATATAACTATAGTAAGCAACTGATTCGAGCATGATTGGACGATTTGCATCACTCTTCAGAAAGGAAGAGAAACCCAAACAAGAAGTAGAAACACAGACCACACTTTTACAGAAAAAAGCAGGAACGTTCAATGTTGAATGTGCAATTGATGAAGAAGTTGTGGACTGTAGCGAAATGGACAGTCCTCCTTATATCGGTGTGCCTGCTCCTGCTTACCTAGAGGACGATCCCTGGTTTGGTCCTGCTCCTACTCTGACTGAAAAGCAGCAAGATTACATGGAGCAGGAAACTGCTATGAAAATTGAAGAACAAAATCGGCGTGAAGAAGCAGGTGAAGAACCTGAAAACATTCACGAAATGATGTATCAAATTGCATCTAAAAACTGGAACACTGTTGGTGAAAGTCAAGGTGGTTCAGAAAACTTTCAGGAAGGACCTGGTGGTTGGAATTCTGGTAATGGTTGGAGTATTAACAAGAAATGAAAAAGTTTATTCTTGGTATGATGGCAGCAGTTTCTTTTGGAACTCCTGCTTTTGCTGACCCTGAACTCACCAAGGGTTTCCATAGTATGGATGCAATGGGGTGTATGCTACTTCGCGAATGCACCGATGGAGTCGATAAAATCGAAAGTATCGCAACTATTGCTGCTGAGTATCCCGATACTAATTATAGTATTGTTGCTGACGAGTTCAACACAATGCTCGTCGCTCTTGAGCAGGTCGGAGTTGGGGTGTTTCTAGCAGACTCCAAATATTTTCCTCATACTCATCGTGGTGTTTATCATACCGTTGGAAATAACTTCTTCCTTAATAAGAGGTATATGGACAGCACCAATTATCTAATGCAAGTTATGCGTCATGAGGGTTGGCACGCTGCTCAGGATTGCATGGCAGGTTCTATTAAGAACTCTTTGATTGCCATCATCAAACCTGAAGATGAAGTTCCTATGATCTGGCGTGTGATGGCAGAGAGAACCTATCCCAAACATGCTGTTCCTTGGGAAGCAGAAGCAGGTTGGGCAGGACGCACCGAGAAAATGACAATGGAAGCACTTCAGGCATGTGCTGCTGGTAATATGTGGGAAGTATATGAACCCACACCATTGACCCGTAAATATCTGGTTGAAGAAGGTTATATCTCTAAATAAAGATGCCTAACCCCCTTTTACCATGCCCGAAGAAGTAAAGAAGGAAGAAGTAAAAGAAGAAAAG